TACTCCAGTCACTGTCACTCTGAATAATTCAAAAATTCGATAGATTGGTACTTTGGAAGGATATATTCATTTTTTAATTACATTTTGCGGAAACTCAAGAGGTATTACAGCAGAAAGCTGGAACAACTTCGACAGCTTCAAAATAGCAGACAGGCAGTGCCGTAAATAATTGCGGTACTGCCATTTTAGATAATAGGTGATGACAAAAATGATTGTGAAATTAGATGAGATGAAACAGTATCTTCGAGTAGACTTTGAAGACGATGATATATTGATTGAAGGATTGCTCAATAGTGCAGAAAAAATATGCATGGACGTAATACGAACAGATGATGTTAAGGTGTTCTATCAAGCGGAGACAGCAAGAACAGCTGTTATGTATGCTACTGCTTATTTATATGAGCATCGCGAAGAAGCAGATCATCATAATTTGATGATCACTTTGCGAGCACTTCTTTTTGGTAGTAGGCAGGAGGAATTCTAATGGATATTGCGTTACTTAATGTGAAAATCAGAATCCAGAAGAATTCTGTGATAACGGATGCTGTAGGAAACCACAAAAATGAGTGGATTGATTACTATTCTTGTCATGCGACTGTTGGAGGAGAAGGTGGTACAGAATCGAAAGCTGCATCACAAACTGTAGATAATTCAGATATTAGTTTTACTGTTAGATACTGCCTAAAAGTGTCGAATATTGATAACACACATTTTCGCATTTTTTTCAATGAAGAGATTTTTAATATTCTTTCTGTTGACCATTTGAATTATAAGAAGAAAGCAATCAAATTTAGATGTCAGAAAGTGAGGAGATAACATGGGAAGAACAGTATCTATTGGGAATATGGCAGATGAAATCATGAAGGGCCTGATGGAATATAAGGACCTAGCAACAGATGATATGAAAACTGCTGTAAAAACTGCTGGAAAAGCAGTAAAAAAAGATATTCAAGAAAATGCTCCAAAGAGAACAGGTGCATATTCGAAAAGCTGGACTGTGAAGACCACAAAAGAAAATTCTGAATCTTTGGAACTTACAGTATATTCTCCAAAAAAATATCAGCTTGCACATTTACTTGAGAACGGACATGCAAAACGTGGCGGCGGAAGAGTAACAGCCAAACCACATATCGCGCCAGCAGAACAGTTAGGTGTGGAACAGCTGAAAAAAGATATAGAGAGGGCGCTGCGATGACACATCAGGAAATAATGGATATGCTAACGGAAATGTATATTCCTTTTGCCTATGACCATTTTGCAGAAGGGGAGTCTCCTGATCCGCCTTTTATGGTATTCCTATATCCAAAGGCAGATAACTTTTCTGCGGATGGGATACCGTATTACAAAATCAATCAGTTGGTTGTGGAAATTTACACCGATTTGAAAGATATAGAACTGGAAACAAAAGTTGAAGCCGTGCTGGAAAGTCACGGTTTATTTTATGGGAAAAGCGAAGTATGGATTGAATCAGAGAAACTGTACGAGGTGCTTTATGAAATGGAGGTATAGGAATGGCTAATAAGAATAAAGTCAAATTTAACATCTGCAATGTTCACTATGCACCGATTACGGTGGGAGAGGACGGAGCAGTTACTTACACAACACCAGTGCCAATGCCGGGTGCAGTGTCCATCAGTTTGGACCCGACTGGAGAGCCAGAATCTTTTTATGCTGATGGAATTGAATACTACACCATCAACAATAATCAGGGGTATGAGGGAGATCTTGAACTGGCTATGATTCCAGAGGATTTCAGAACAGATATCCTTAAGGAGGAAGCAGACAGTAATAAAGTGCTTGTGGAAAATGCAAACAGTGAGACAGGAAGCTTTGCACTTCTTTTTGAATTTGATGGTGATGTGAAGAAGATTCGTCATGTTATGTATAACTGTTCCGCTTCTCGTCCAACCATTGAGTCAAAAACCAATGAGGAAGATAAGGAGGTACAGACAGAAACATTGACTGTTAAGGCAAGACCAATGGCCAATGGTTATGTTAAGGCCAAGACAGGAGACAGTACAACCGAGACCGTTTATAGCAATTGGTACAAAGCAGTATATGAGCCAAATGCATCAGCATCACAGGCTGCGGCAACATCAGCAATCAGCACAACTAGTAGTACAAGTACCAGTTCAAAATAGGAGGTAGGAAAGGATGAGTATTGTAAAGAAAATAGATATTGATGGGNAGGAGGTAGCATTCAAAGCGAGTGCTGCTATTCCACGTATTTATAGATTGAAATTTCAGAGAGACATTTATAAGGATTTGCATTTACTTGAAAAAAGTATTGGTCAGAATAATGAAAAAGAATCCAATATGGATTTATTCAGCTTGGAGATGTTTGAAAACATTGCTTTCATTATGGCAAAGCATGCAGATTCTTCTATTTCGGATACGCCAGAGGAATGGCTTGATAATTTCAATACCTTTTCCATTTATCAGGTATTACCACAGCTTATTGAGCTTTGGGGATTAAATGTTCAAACGGAGATTGAGTCTAAAAAAAAGCTCGTCCAACTGAGCGCGAAATGACAACACCATTATTCCTATTAAGATGCGTACAACTAGGTCTTTCGATTGCAGATTTGGAACTGCTATCGATTGGCCTGATTAATGATATGTACNNTGAAAGCNGAAATGATGATTGTAAATATGCTACCTTAGCCACACAGGAAGATTTCGATAAGTTCTAATTGANATATTAACTCTTTCCCTATATAATAAAGGGGAAAGAGTTGCAAAAAAAAGAAATTCAGGAGGGACAGATGTATTTAGGTTTAATAGCAATCATATTGATCATTTATTATATTTCAGCAACACAGTATAAGAAAACGGAATATTACGCGCAAACAAAAAATGCATATCTAGGTGTGNTATTTAATAAAGGAAAAAATGGTGAGTATAGGACGTATAAGTACTTAAACGGTCTAGAAGGTCATAAAAAGTACTTATTTAATTTGTATTTACCGAAGGATAATGGAGAAACAACAGAATTGGATGTTGTTCTTTTACATGATTCAGGCATGTATGTATTTGAATCAAAAAATTATAGTGGGTGGATATTTGGAACAGAGACACAGAAAAATTGGACACAGACTTTGCCAATGGGAAGAGGAAAATCACAAAAGAATCATTTCTTTAATCCAATAATGCAAAATAAAGGTCATATAAAGTGGCTAAAATCATATTTACAAAACGAGTGCCTACCAGTTTTCTCATGTATAGTTTTTAGTGATAGATGTACTTTAAAAAATATAAATCTAACAAGTGGAGAACATGCGGTAATTAATAGATATAATATTTTGAGTACAGTAAAAAGAAATGCAACAATGCAGGGAANGCGATTGTCAGAGACACAAATAGATGAAATCTTTAATAAGCTATATCCATTNACGCAAGTAGGATATGATGTAAAGCAGGAGCATATTCATACAATACAAAATAAGAAGACTCCTACAAAACAATCATATATGACAAGTGAAAAAGAAAAAAATACAAAGGAAAGTCAGATTTGTCCCCGCTGTGGAGGGTATTTAAAAGTACGAACTGCTTCGAAGGGACAAAATCAGGGAAATAAGTTTTATGGATGTAGCAATTATCCTAAATGCAGATATACAAAGAATATAACGGAATAATCAAATACATATATTGTAGAAGGCATCAGTCAAAAATGATTGGTGCTTTTTTTGTACATAAATTTAGAGTCCAGCTAATAAATGTAAATAGATAAATGAAAAATATTTGGATTTATTTTTGACTGAAAAAAGGGCGCACTTACCCCTTGGTGAAAATATCATTTTTTATAAGATATTAATTCGTTGTTATTGCAGTATTTTATGCAGCCTTATCGCATTTGACAGCATTGTATTGTTTGATATGTTCCTTTGGCGTAATGATTTCAAAAGGTTTTTTGTCTCTTAGTATTGCAAATATCATGTTGCATACTTTGTGTGAGACAGCTCCCATTGCAACAAGCTTTGGCTTAGCTTCACATTTAGCCAAGTAGTAATCATGTAGAACTGGGTTTTTAGCTTCTCCACTGCGCGAAATACTTATACTTTGTAAAGTTAGAGTGTGAATCACACGTCTGGCTATGGAAGAACCTCTTTTAGACATTTTTACTTTGTTTCCTTCAAATTTACCAGATTGTTTTACTGCTGGATCAAGACCAAAATAAGCAAACAATTGCTTTGGTTTTGAAAATGCAGAGAAATCGCCAATCTCGCCCATGAGGGATACAGATGATAAAAAACCAGTACCTTTGAAAGTTTCGATTAGATGAATCTGTTTTACAAAGTTGCTATCTTCATTGGAATCGACAAGTTCATGCATGGCATCAAGAATACCTTTGATTTCTTCATCATATTTACGAATGAAGCTGATATATAGGCGAATACGGGTGATATTGCTATCAATAATATATCCAAACTCATGTGCTTCATTTGCAGCTTGAATAATGGCATTATATTTGGCTTTAGCATATGTAAGTCCAAACCTTGCAGTTGATTTGATGGTATCAATTATTTCTTGCTTATCAGCTTCAATAAAAGCAGCTGGAGAAGTGTAAGTCTCTAGTAAAGTAAGTGATGTGTTGATTGTAACCTTGGAAAATATACCAAGATATTGAGGAAATGCCATACGCAGTTCACCTTGAAGCTTATTCACATAAGCACTACGGTTATCCATTAAATTGTAGTATTCACGGCAGAGATTACGGCAGTTAAGAGCAAGATCAGATGGCATAATAGAAACCTTTAAATCAGGCTTTAAGCCAACTAAAGCAGCTTTTTTTGAATCAAAACGATCATTATGTACTTTTCGTATGTTCATGTTTGTGCTATTCTTAGTGATGATAGGATTGATAACGGAGCAGTTAAAACCCTTATCACGAAGATAGCAGAAGAGTGGGTAATGATAAATTCCCGTGGATTCCAGAAAGATGCGACTTTCTAAGGAATACAACTCTTCTGTTTCTTTTATTTTAGAAACAGCGGTTGAAAGGGAATCAATACTATTGTGTAGGATTTTATATGGCTTTCCTACGAATTGTTGGTTTGGAAGTACAATAGACATCCAAGAGAAGTCAGCACCAACATCAATACCAACAGAGATGAATAATTCATCAAGATTAAAAATAACTTTGTTTGACATGAGCAAAAGCTCCTTTCTGATAGGAATCCATTTCCAATCTGGCAGGTACACAACCTAGCGTGTTATTCGGGTATTGCCTTCAGGCTCCCAACCAGCTAAAACATAAAACCCTGTCGAATGGACTAATTGACTCTTTTGTAGGTATCAGCTAACAGGAGTCAGCTTCCCAAGGAGGTGAACATTCTTTGTCCTATCCAAGGAGATAATACCTTATGTTTTAATTGGTGTCTATCAGGAACCGTCAGACATGATAATTAATATAGATAACATCTGATGAAGGAAGAACACCTTCTTCTGTTATCTGATATATAGAAACTTATTAACCAAGTAGTCTTAATTGACTACATCATTATTATACTAGGAGGTGAGGATTCATGGGAAATAGAATACAAGGAATTACAGTGGAAATCGGCGGAGATACTACAAAATTATCTACGGCCTTAAAGGGTGTTAATGGTGAAATAAAGAATACCCAGTCACAGCTTAAGGATGTAGAGAAACTATTGAAAATGGATCCTGGAAATACCGAGCTGCTTGCGCAAAAACAGAAGTTACTGACACAAGCTGTGGATGAAACCAAAACGAAGCTGGAGTCTTTAAAAACAGCAGCAGATCAGGCAAAGACAGCCTTAGATAATGGAGAGATTTCGCAGCAACAATATGATGCACTTCAACGAGAAATCATTGAAACTGAGAATGCGTTAAAAGATTTGGAGAGCCAGGCTGGAAAAGCGTCTGTGGCAATGCAGAAGATTTCACAAACCGGTGAAAAGCTAAAGACAGTTGGAGAGAATGTTTCGAATGTCGGCTCCAGCATGACAAAAAATGTGACTGTACCAATTATTGCAATGGGAACAGCGGCCGTTGCTTCTTTTAATGAAATTGATAGTGGGTATGATACGATTGTTACAAAAACAGGTGCTACTGGAGAGGCTTTGGAGAGCCTTACTAAAAGTGCAGATAATGTATTTGGAACAATGCCGGTGGATATGAGTGACGTTGGAATTGCCATAGGAGAGGTTAATACTCGCTTTGCCTCTACAGGTAAAACGTTGGAGGATCTATCAGCAGAGTTCATTAAGTTTGCACAGATCAATGAAACAGATTTAAATACAGCGATTGGTTCTACGGATAAAATCATGAACCAGTTTGGTGTGGATGCTTCTCAGACAAAGAATGTATTAGGTCTTTTGACAGCAAAGGCACAAGAAACTGGAATCAGTGTAGATGATTTGATGAACAGCGTCCAGAAGAATGGTTCTACCTTCAAATCGATGGGATTGAATTTGGGGCAGAGTATTACATTACTTGCGCAGTTTGAGCAGAATGGTGTGAATGCAGATACTGCTATGGCTGGTCTTAAAAAAGCGGTAGCTAATTATACCAAAGAAGGAATGTCAATGGACGAAGCCCTGGGAGCCACCATTGATTCTATTAAAAATGCATCTTCCGAAACAGAAGCACTTACCATAGCGACAGAAATCTTTGGAGCGAAGGGCGCAAATGAAATGACAAAGGCCATCCGGGAGGGACGACTTTCCATAGATGATTTAAGTGGAAGTATGAGTAGCTACGGAACTACTGTGGATGATACCTTTAATGGTACTCTGGATGGCGTAGATAATTTTAAGACTGCGATGAATAACGCAAAGCTGGCAATGGCGCAGCTAGGTGAGGCAATATCGAATGTTCTGGGACCGATTTTACAATCTGTTTCAGAAAAGATACGAACTTTTACTTCATGGTTTTCTGGTCTTAATGATGGAACCAAAGAGTTTATTGTGAAGCTGGCGCTTGTGGTTGCAGCAGTCGGTCCAATTCTTGTGGTGGTAGGTAAAGTAATCAGTGCAGTAGGAACGATTATGACAATTGTTCCGAAGGTGGCCGGGGTAATCAATACGGTGAAGACAGCATTTGCAGCACTGAATGTTACAATGCTTGCAAATCCAATCGTGCTTATAATTGCAGCCATCACAGCACTTGTGGCAGCTTTTATTTATCTGTGGAATACCAATGAGGGATTCAGGCAGTTCTGGATTGACCTATGGGAAAATGTAAAACAGGTGGCTATTACAGTATGGAATGCTATCAAAGCGTTTTTTCGGCAGGTATGGGATGCTATCAAGCTGATATTTACCACAGTGTTTGGCATAATCAAAACACTGGTAACGACCTATTTTAATCTTTATAAAACGATTATTACCACAGTTTTTAATACGATAAAAACGGTTATTGGACCTATGTCAATACTTTGGACACAAAAAGTTGAACTTTTTCTCTCTGCATAGCATTAATACGGAGAGAAAGATTATTAAGCTACAAGAGCCTCATC